CCAATTTGGAAAGCAAAAGGTGATATCACTGACCCTGTAAACGGACGTGACTTAATCATTGAATTGGCTAAAGCAAAAACCCCAAAGGGTGCGACTTACACAGTTATTCAGACTGTAATGCATGATGACCCATCACCTGTTCACGCAAATGCTGACACGGCTAAATCATGGATTGAAGACCCACTTACTTGGGCGGATGTTTACTCTAAAAAACCTGTTGAGTATTTGGAAGCAATCGCTCGCGGGGAAACTCCAAGATGGTCATCTGAATTGGGTAAGTATGTCTACGGAGATGAGGCATCAGAAATGAGCGTTGGTGGAAACATGTCAATTGTTGACCCACAAGCCGGTGACGAACCTGATGGTGATTTACCATTCTAATTTATATGGATGGACACTTGAATTGACAAAGTGTCCATCCTTTTATATTTTTATACAAACAATTTAAACGCAAAGACATTTATGGCAATAAAGAAAAAAGAATTTTCATTAGATGCAATCAAAAACAAGTATTCTACAAAGACTAAATACAAAGATACGGAGTTCTATGAAGTCGACGAAGCTTTTCATAGCGCTTGTGGTCTACCTGGTCCTGCTTTGGGTAACATCAATATGTTCCTCGGTCATTCAAACTCTTCAAAAACCACAGCTCTTGTTAAAGCCGCTGTATCGGCTCAGAAGAAGGGGCATTTACCCGTTTTCATTATTAGCGAAAAGAAGTGGTCGTGGGACCACGCCGTGGAGTTAGGATTAGAAGCTCAAATGTCAGATGGAGAATGGGACGGACAGTTCATATTCAATGACAACTTTGATTATATTGAACAAGTTACCGACTACATTAATGAGTTGTTAGACGAACAAGAAAAAGGTAATATCCCTTATTCACTTTGTTTCCTTTGGGATTCGGTAGGTTCAATCCCCTGTAAAATGACCTTCGATGGTAAAGGTGGTAAACAACATAACGCATCTGTATTGGCTGATAAAATTGGTATGGGTATCCAAGCTCGTATTACAAAATCACGTAAAGAAGATTATCCTTACATTAACACTATGGTTGTTGTTAATCAACCTTGGGTTGAGTTACCTGATAATCCATTTGGACAACCAACAATTAAGGCTAAAGGTGGTGAAGCAATGTGGTTGGCATCGGCACTTGTATTTTTATTTGGTAATCAGAAAAATGCAGGTATTAATCACATTACCGCAACCAAGAATGGTAGAACGGTATCTTACGCAATTAGAACTAAAATCTCTGTACTAAAAAACCATATTAATGGATTAGGATATAAAGATGGTAAGATTATTGCGACACCACAAGGATATATTGTGGATACTAAAGAGGCTCTTGAAGAGTATAAAAAACAATATTCACAATATTGGAACGCAATTCTTTCAGGTACTGGTGAAATTGTACTTGATGAATCTGAAGAAACTTTTGAAAACGAAAACGAACCATTTTAATTTTCGTTTGTGAAAAAAACACTACTTGTTGATGGAAATAATCTGATGAAAATCGGATTTCACGGAGTGAAAGATTACTTTCATAATGGTGAACATATTGGAGCTTTGTATCATTTTATGAATACTATACGTAAATTCATTGATGAGCAAAACTTTGACAAGGTAGTAGTATTTTGGGACGGTGAAGATTCCACAAGTTTACGTGGAATTCTTTACCCCAAATACAAACAAAATCGTAGACTTACTATGGAGGACTCAATTTTTATGTCCTACCTAAAACAAAAAAATCGAATTAAACAATATCTTGAAGAGGTTTATATTAGACAACTTGAGATAAGTGGTAGAGAGGCTGATGATTTAATAGCATATTATTGTCAAATATCAGAAAATGAACATAAATTAATTTTTTCATCAGATAGGGATTTAACCCAACTTATTTCTGAAAATGTGTCAATATACTCACCATCTCTTAAAACTACGTTTAAACACGGAGATAAGATTAAATTTGACGACTTTGAATTCCCACATTATAATGTTAAAACTTTAAAAATATTAACAGGTGATAAATCTGATAATATTGAAGGTATATATCTTTTGGGTGAAAAAACATTAGTTAAATTTTTTCCCGAGATACTTGAAAAAGAAATTTCTTATAACGATATTTTAACAAGAGCTGAAGGTTTATTAAAGGAACAAAAAGATAACCAAACTTTAAAAAACCTTTTGACAGGAAAAACAAAATCAGGAATATACGAAAACGAATTTTTTCAAGTAAATGAACAAATTGTTGATTTATCAAACCCACTTCTCAAAGAGGAAGACAAACAAGAAATTTCTCAAATTGTTAACGAAACATTAGAACCTGAAGGTAGAAGTTACAAAAACATCATACGATATATGGTCGATGATGGATTGTTTAAATACCTACCAAAAGGGGATGATTCGTGGACATATTTTTTAAAACCATTTATGAAACTAACAAGAAAAGAAAAAAATAAAAAGTAAAATTATGAAAGAACAACAAGACATTACAAAGTTGGAATTTTTGATGACATTGAATAATAATTTCATTGTACAAAGATTCTTTAATGTAAAAGGGTATAACCCAAATTCACACCGCTCCGTGGAACTCTACGATTTGGTTCAAAATTTTGTAGAAGAATTAAAAGAAGATTTTAAAATGAGAACCGTTACTTACATGTTGGATAATCAATTCCAAATTATGGAAGACCCTGAAGTTTTAAATACTTCATTTACAGATGGGTCAGAAATTTTTAACATCTATGTTAAAATTGATAACAACATTTTGTATCATCATACATTTGACGCAAAACTTTATCCGCCTAAAGTAAGGTATACTGTTGATGTTAGACCTTATTTAAAGAACATTTTATCTGAATTAACAGAAGTATTGTCTACTAAAAAATTAACACACGAATTAATGGGTTATCAGCTCCTTCGTTGATATTTATTCAAAAAACGGATTAACTATGGCTGACAAAAATTTTGAATATTTAGGAAATACATTCCAACTACAACTTCTTAATCAATTAATAATTGATAAAGATTTTGCCCATTCAATTGTTGAAGTTTTAGAGCCATCCTATTTTGAAAACAAATACTTTAAATTAATCGTTCAAATGATTAAGGAGTATTATCAAAAATTTGAACACTCTCCAAGTTTTGATACTCTTAATCAAGTTGCTAAAAGTGAAATCGCTCAAGAGTTATTGTTAAAGATAACTCTTGACACTATTTCTGAAATAAAAAACATAGACGAAAGTGGGGTACAATTTGTTCAAGAAAAGGCTCTAAAATTCTGTAAACAACAAGAGTTACAGAAAGTAATGGAAAAGGCTAAAAAAATTATTGACCACGGAGAGTTTGAAAATTATGATACGTTAGAAGAAATGGTTCGTGAAGCATTACAAGTTGGTAATGTTGATAGAGGAACTGGTGACGTGTTTGAAAATTTAGATGAGGTTTTAGCTGATGACTACAGACATCCAATTCCTATGGGAATACCCGGTATTGATAATTTGTTAAAGGGAGGATTGGCTAAAGGTGAAATTGGTGTGATATTGGCGCCAACTGGAGTTGGTAAATCTACACTCACTACAAAAATTGCAAATAATGCATTCAATTTAGGATTTAATGTACTTCAAATTTTCTTTGAGGATAATTTTAAAATAATTCAAAGAAAACATTTTACTTGTTGGACAGGTATCGCTCCTGATGATTTATCTAATCACAAAGAAGTTGTGTTTAAAAAAATTGAAGAGATTGAAAACAAAATGTCTAATAAGTTAATTTTGAAAAAATTACCATCCGATACATTAACTATGAATCAAATCAAAAATCAAATTCGTAAAATGATTGCTGATGGTACCCATGTTGATATGGTGATTTTAGACTATATTGATTGTGTAACACCTGAAAAGGCATTGGAAGATGAGTGGAAATCTGAAGGGTCAGTAATGAGAGCGTTTGAGGCGATGTGTCATGAGTTAGACATTGTTGGATGGACTGCAACTCAAGGTAATAGAAGTTCAATATCTTCTGATGTTGTAACAACAGACCAAATGGGTGGCTCTATCAAAAAAGCACAAGTTGGACACGTAATTATTACTGTCGCAAAGACATTACAACAAAAAGAATTGAATCTTGCAACAATTGCAATTACAAAATCACGTATTGGTAAAGATGGGGTGGTATTTGAAAATTGTAAATTTAACAATGAAATGTTAGAAATAGATACAGAAAGTTCTGTTACTTTCTTGGGACTTGAAGAACAAAAAGAAGAACAAAAAAGAAATAGAATTAAAGAAATTATGGATAAAAGAAAACAACAACAAGTATAATTATTTAAACAAAACTTTATAAAAAAATGGAAAAAATATTAGTAGAAAATCCAAATAGATTTGTAATTTTCCCAATTGAACACAACGATATATGGGAATATTATAAAATGCATCAAGCGGCTTTTTGGACGGCTGAAGAAGTCGACCTTTCAGGTGACATTAGAGATTGGGAAAATCTTTCAGAAAATGAACAATATTTTGTTAAAAATGTATTGTCATTTTTTGCGGCTTCTGACGGTATAGTTAATGAAAATCTGGCTGAAAACTTTTACAGAGAAGTACAATATCCCGAAGCAAAATTCTTTTACGGGTTTCAATTGATGATGGAAAACATTCATAGTCTAATGTATTCATTGTTAATTGATACTTACATTTCAAACCCAAAAGAAAAGGATGAATGTTTTAATGCTATTGATAGATTACCAGCAGTCCAAAAAAAAGCTAAATGGGCTTTAGATTGGATTGAAAATGCTTCATTTCAGGAAAGATTAGTAGCATTTGC